CATGGGAGTTGTGTTTGGGCTGGGCGGTACCCAGTCTGCAAGATACAATAGGTACACCTGTACTATATCTCAGACGGGAGAAGGAACAGTGTCAGCCTACAACTGGTTTGTACTGTCGGACCCCGGTGGCCAGCTATTTCTATTTAGCGCTGCCGGTGCCTCTGCGGAGTTTCGTGGGCCTAACTATGACGCTACCGCATTCACATTTAATAACCCCGCCACTATAGCTTGCGATGTGGCAGCTAACGGTACAACGTACCAAGCTACACGAGATATAAACTATACGTCGGATACTCTAGCTTAAGGAAGCATATAGTGCAACATGGAGACGGGGCCAGCCTCGCATACGAAACGGCCCGGGAGGCCGTCAAAGCTGTCCCGCCCGTTGGTGTGACGGGCACCCTGTTCCTCGGGCTACCCCTGAGCGAATGGCTTGTAATCCTGACTATTATCTACACTGCATTGCAGATCGGATACCTTGTCTGGAACATGGTACATAAAGAGAAGGCCAAGCTAAAGGCCAAGATTGAGGAGGCGGAAAGTGGCAGCTAATGAAACTAAACTAGGCCAACTCCATGACCTCGTTGCTGATGCTCTTATCCAAAAGGTTAAAGGCTCGGTCATCCTTGATGAGGAGGGCCAAGAAGTCGGCAAGATGGAGCCTACTGCTGCGGACCTTCAAGCCGCCGCCAAGTTCCTAAAGGACAACCAGATTACCTGTGCGCCGTCTGACGATAACAAGATGGGCGAGCTGGCTGCTGCTGTCGCTGAGAAGAACCAGCGCCGCGCTAACCGCCGGGCTACCCGTCAAGACTTGGACGGTGCCGTGCAAGACGCTAGCTTCCTAAAGGGCCTTAACTAATGGCCGCGTCTAGGGAAACAGTTGAGGCCCAGCTACTACGCTGGGCTAAGCTGGAAACTCTGCAAGTGGAGTACGAGGACTTCATTGATTTCCTCGACGACTGCTTCGAGCATCTAGGCTTCGACCTCTCATGGGTGCAGGCGGACATCGGGGACTTCCTCGCTAACGGCCCGCAATCCCTAATGGTTCAGGCCCAGCGCGGTCAAGCTAAGACTACGATTACTGCGGCGTTCGCGGTGTGGAGTTTGATCCACAATCCTAAGACGCGCGTTCTGATCCTGTCCGCTGGCGGCAAGCAGGCCAATGAAATCTCGACGCTGGTGGTCAAGCTGATTACCACGATGGACATCCTTGAGTGTATGCGGCCAGACCCGACACACGGGGATAGAACCTCGGTCGAGGCGTTCGACGTGCACTACTCCCTCAAGGGCGTGGATAAGTCTCCGTCGGTATCCTGCGCGGGTATCACGGGTAACCTGCAAGGTAAGCGGGCTGACCTGCTAATCGCGGATGACATCGAGAGCGTCAAGAACTCTAGCACTGCTTTGATGCGGGAGCAAATCCTGCACCTTACGCGGGACTTTACGTCCATCTGTACCGAGGGCCGGATCATTTATCTAGGCACCCCGCAGAGCATGGACAGTATATACAACTCCCTGCCGGGACGCGGGTTCGTGATCCGTATCTGGCCCGGGCGCTACCCCACGCTTGCACAGCAGGCGAACTACGGGGAAATGCTCGCGCCCGCTATTCTTGAACGGCTTCGCCTTGACCCTTCCCTCGCCTTCGGCGGCGGGATGCTTGGCGATCAGGGCCAGCCCTTGGAGATTGGGGAGTACCTCGGTGAGTACCAGCTACAAGCTAAGGAACTCGACCAAGGCCCCAGCTACTTCCAGCTACAGCACATGCTCAACACCCGCCTTGCGGATGCTGCGCGTTATCCGCTTAAGACGGAGAACCTCGTTGTGATGAAGCTAGGCTACGCAGAGCGCGTGCCATTGGAAATCACCCGGGGCTTCGGCGGGACTGCTACCCGGGACTTCGCCGTGGGAACCCTGCGTTTCCAGATGATGTCCCCGCATGAACTGTCCTCTGAAACCACGGAGCTTAAGGGTCGCGTCATGTACGTGGACCCCGCAGGCGGTGGTAAGAACGGGGATGAAACGGCCTACGCTATCGTGGGCTACGCGAACTCTAAGGTCTTCCTGCTTGACGTAGGCGGCGTGCCCGGGGGGTACGAGAACTCCTCGCTGACCACCCTAGCCCACAAGGCGCGGGACTGGAAAGTCAACGTCGTTAAGATCGAAAAGAATATGGGCTACGGCGCTTTTGCAGCGGTGTGGACCCCCCTACTCAGAGCCGACGAAATCGTCGATGGTGTTACCATTCCCGGATACAAGGGGGCCATTGAGGAAGACTACGTGGTGGGTCAGAAGGAGACACGCATCATCGAGACGCTAGAGCCAGTAATGGCCCGTGGCTCCCTGATTGTGAATGAAGCTATCGTTGCCTCGGACGCCGAGAGTATCCAACGGTACACCCCTGACAAACGCATCACCTACAGCCTGTTCCACCAGATCACACGGATCACCAAGGAACGGGGCGCACTAACTCACGACGACCGATTGGACGCCGTGGAGGGTGCAGTCCGCCACTTCCAAGACGCTCTGGCTATTGACCAGCAAGCGGAAGCTAAGAAGCATAAGGCGGCTGAGATGGCGGAGTGGATGAAAGACCCACTACGTAAGAACTTCCAGAACGGAGGCCCCGGCAAACGCTTTGGGTCTATCCTCAACAAATATCGGAGATGATATGCAAGAAACTGCTCTGCCCTACCCGGGCGTAATCAATAACGGCGACCGCCTGCGGGTCGAAGTGGTCAAGGCCATCTCCTCATTGGAAGTGTCCGTGAACCCCGCGACCGGCAAACACTCTGAGGCGGATAACCTCAAGTCTTTCCTTGACGCGGCTTCCACCTACGTCAACGGCCTAGTGGCTGCTGCGGACCCCGTTAACACCGTGGCACCCGCTGTCACTGGCACCGCTAAGGTTGGCTCCGTGCTGACTTCCACGGCGGGCACTTGGACGGGCGCTACGGCTACCCGTACCTATGCGTGGTTCCGTAGCAACGCTAATCAGCCCGAGGGCTTCGAGCGTATCACTGGCGCTACTGCCGCCACCTACACCCCGGTTGCGGGTGACATCGGCAAGACTATCCGCTCGCGGGTTCAAGCTGCCAACGCGGAAGGCGAGATGCTGCGCGCGTTCTCCAATACCACTGCGGCTGTCGTCGCTTAATAAGGAACTGCCATGAACAACACCAATAAAGGCATTGTTGCCTCGGTCGCTGCTGCGGCCACCGCTATCTCTGCCGCTGGCGTTGCTCTCGTGGCCTCGTGGGAAGGTAAAGAGAATAAGCCTTATCAGGACATCGTGGGCGTCTGGACTGTCTGCTACGGCAGCACCGGCGCTCACGTGCGCACTGGGGGCACACGCACCGATCAAGAGTGCAGCACACTTTTGGACGAGGACTTGGATAGGTTCGAGGCTGCGGTCAATCGCTGCATCACCACGGACGTAAACCAAAACGAGTTCGACGCCCTAACCTCCTTCGCGTTCAACGTGGGAGAAAGAGCCTTCTGCAACTCTACGCTGGCCCGCAAGGTCAACGCCGGGGATGACGCCGGCGCTGCTGCTGAGTTCCCCAAGTGGTCCTACGCTGGCGGCAAGCTGGTCCGTGGCCTGTACAACCGCAGGCTCGCTGAGCAACGTCTGTACCTGACCCCGGTTGCAATCACCGTGGCACCCGCTGGGAAGCCCGCTGACGCCCCTCCCGCCGTTTCGGTCACTAGATCCGGGGAGGGCGTTGGCCTTGTCCAGCGGTAGTCCCCTGCCCAAACTAGGGGGCATTAAACCTCAATCCGTCCTGACCGCTGTGCAGATCATGCAGGTGGTCGGGGCCATTAACTGGAAAGGGTACAAGGCCATGTGGCTTGGTATCGCTAGCTTCTTCGGCGGGCTGTTCGGCAAGGCTAAGTCCTTCGTCGGCAATCCCGCTCTCAAGGAGTACTGGGGCCGTGCGCTCCTGATTATCCTCGCGTCCGTTATCATTGGCTTCGTAGTCTATGACTGGCGCAAGAAGTCCGTGGAGGTCGTGGAAGCCAAGGCTGCACTCGCGGTCTCGGTAGCGGAGGTACAAGTCCTGCGCACTAAGGTCGCCGCTGATGAAGCTGCTCGTGAAGCCCGGGGTCAACTCCTCGTGGAACTCGCGGAGCAGAACGAGAAGGCAATGGATGAGTTGGCTGTAGCCGTGGAGGATAACCCGGAATGGTCTAACGAGCCGCTGCCCAAGGAGTTGCGTGATGCACTCCGTCGTCGCTAGGATTATGCGGGCGTGGGCTATCACGGGGAGTGTTCTACTTGTGACGGCGTGTACCACGACCCGCGTGGACTACGCGCTCCCTGAGGCTTCGCTCCTGCGGGACTGCCGGGTAACCAACGTGCATCCCATTGACACTAACGCTCAGCTTGCTGCGGCGTACCTCAAGCGGGATAATGACCTTGCCGTATGCAATGCGGACAAGCGTGCCCTGCGGGTATGGGCGGAGACAATGCGGGATAACGCGGATTGAACTGGAATGGTGAACCTCGTGTAGTCAGGATCGCTTTGCTCAGCAACCCAAGTGGTTGCGATCAGAAAATGATGAGATTATGCGAGGGGAGCCATCCCATCTCACGCCACGCGTATGCCCCCGTAGGGGTGCGCGCCATGCGTGGGTATGCGCGCGAGGGTTTCCATATCGTTTATCAATGAATGGCCAAGGAGGCCGATTTCCGGGCCGTACGCGGGTTTCATGCTGGGTCCGCCGTAACGGTATGCGGAGGGTCGCCGAGGGCACCCACGGGCAAACGAGGGGCCACGGCGAGGCATTCAGGCTTGGTAACCGGCGGGGTATGCGCGTGGCGGTCAATGAGGAAGGGCGCGAGGAAGCGGGGTATCTGTATCGTGTGGATTGCTGGGTATATGCCCGCTTGTCGCCCATTAGGATAACACCACGGTATGCTAGGGGCTTACTGCTAAGTGTATAGCGGGAGGATAGCTTAGTATTGATACCCTCATGCATAGAGACATAGCATCGCTTCTGTATCTATTAGGCATTCCCAGAGAAACACTAGGATAACGATACGGATAACTAGGCATGGTGACTATGAGGCGGCGAGATAGACCACAAGGTAGGAGCTACGGGATAGCTAGGTTGATAGACCACTAGGATCACCAAGGTTGATATGACCAAGGGTAACCCAAGGGATAGCTAGACCATGGAGCACGGAAGGTAGGTCAGGGGATCAACCCAGCTATGAGAGCCTAGGGACAGCGGAGGGATAGACCACGGGCAAACCGTGACGGAGCCAAGGGTTGTCACGGGTAACTAGGGCATGAAGGCCGGGAGGCCGGGTCACTGGCGTAACCCTTGGACCTTAGGACGCTAGAGATATTTCCGACTGGTAAGAGGAACCACGCGGGGAGTTATATCTATACGCGCGTAAGAGGGCTATCTGTAAGGCTGGGTAAACCATTGAGTTTAATAGGGAATGCAAGAAAGTTCGATGAATCTGCATTTTTGTTGTTGCAAGCCCGATAAGACGGGAGCATAAGTCAATCACCGGCAAGGAGACGCCGGGGCCGGGAACCCAGCGGATTGGCTGGGAACCATAGGCGGACTACCGGGTTTAATGCCCAACGTTGAACGTGACGTGTAAAACCTAGCTTATCGGGACGCCTACGGGCCGAATGAATAGCCGG